TAAAAGACGTTTCAACCTTTCTAAATCTTGTGATCGAAGTTCATTGGAACGTCTTGAATTAACCATAGGCACTTTACGTTTACTACTCTAATATACTAGCATATATATAGATAAAAAACATTCAACCATGGGAAGAATTAAAGATTTACTTTTAAAAAATCAGGAGGGTCAAGATCAACCAAATCCAAATGAAATTAAACTTTCATTCAGTGATCAATGGTTTTTATTAACTACAATGCTTGGATTTATAAAACATTCAAAATATTCTACTAAAAGAAAAATAAGATTAATGAAATTATTTGATATTTTATATCTCGCATCAACTAAAGGAAGTTCAATAAAATTTTCGAAAATTATTGCAAAATCTAGAAAATAACTGTTATAATATAAGAGTAGTTTACTTTATTCGCTATGCCTATTTGGGAAATCACCGATTGCAACGGAAACTCTCATTCTGTTGATTTATCAAAAACATCTATCAAAACTATTGATGATGTAAAAGCTGAGTTTAAAAAATTTGATGAAAAGAAAAAGAAAAATTCTTCTCGTCCTTCTTTAAGAGAAACTCAAGCAATGCAAGCAAGAAATAGAGGAGGTTACTAAAATGTCAGCTTATTTATGTTCGGACGATACTCTTAACGCATTGTCTACTTATTGGTTTATTAAAAGTGGTAAAACTTGGGACGATCCTTCCAAATCTCAAGCTTTTAAAAGAGCTTTGAGAATTGTTAATAAAGAGTATTTTTATAAAACTAGAGGCGAATCTTGCAAAGACCCTCTTAAACTTTATGCTGATTTTCAACATTATATAGATGAATATTATGATGAACTTTTAAAGAGTTCTCATAATGATTTATATGAGTTGGTTTTTGATACTCTTTTAATAGAAAACAAAAACTCACTAAATGCAAGATATTCTAATCCTTCCGATATGTTTAGAGATTCTTATATTTATAGACTTTCTAATTGTGTTGTTAATTGGATCGATAAAAAAGAAAGCGGTTATCTTGTCGGAATAGTCAACAATTATGATTATCAATCTTGTGAACATGAAAACCACGAAAAATCTTTAGGTTATGCAATCCTTAATCAAATTAAAGATTATCTTTTAGAAGATATGAAACTTGGGGAGATTTGGGACTTCAATGAACAAAGATTTATTGCACAAATGGAGAAAGTCTCTTAATTTCTTTTCACATATATAGACTTACGAGGTATTATTTAGTTAATACCTCTTTTTTATTGGAAATGTCAGAAAAAGACCTAGAAAGAATAAAAAATATATATGGCAAACGCAATCCAAAAACTCATATTGAACAGCGTTGCCAAAGACTTTATACAAAACAATTAGATGGTTTATCTACAAGACAATTAGTTTTACAACACGCACAAAGAGAAAGCATCTCCGAAAAAACAGCTTGGGCAGATTGGAAAAGAGTCACCGAATGGAACACGCAAGATTTAGAACGTGATAGAGCCGATATACTCTCTCGTTTACATTCCATGCGACAAAGACTGTTTAATGCGGCCTTGAAAAAAGGACAATTACAAACTGCTCACATGATTTTAGATTCGCTAGGTCGAGCAAATGGAGAGACTCAAGAAGCGGTAAATGTAAATATGCCACCTTCGTTAAACATTCAAATTGAAAGTCGAGAATAAGCATTCAATTTTAAGCCTCCTGATGCACATATCTCCTATAATACAAGTGTACTATGGCAGTGTAACAAATGATACATTGACAAATCGACATGAGGTTGGCAGAGATTAAGCCATTCAGTTTTTACATTCAGTTGACAAAGCCAGCTAAAAATTGCATTCAGTTTTTGACATTCAGTTTATATAGCTTGATTTTTCATTCAGTTTTTGCTGACCTGGACCCGACCTGGTAGTTTACCTGGACACCTCCTGGTGTTTACCTGGTCAAAAATTCATTCAGTTTTAAGGGTATATATATGCCTCGGCCCCTGGTTCGCACGGCTTGTAGGCGATTTTGAAGGGAGCAAATCGCAAAAATTCATTCAGTTTTGCCGAAACTCGAAAATTTCATTCAGTTTACCAGGTGTTTACCTGGTCTTGTCCTGGTGTTTCCAGGTAAAAAAAGGAGGCCGAAGCCTCCAGGTTTAGTTTGGGAATTGGTTTTGTGTCCAGGTTGCGTATGGTGAACTGATCACCGCTCCCTGGCTTTTGCCCTGGTCTGTCCAGGTTTGGTAGTAGCCAACTGTATTTCCGTTGAGATCTCTCAATGGAAGCTGGCATTCCTGGAGTTTATCCAGGCATTCAACCTGGTCTGCCAGGTCTCTAAGTATCCTGGCGACTTCCTGGCCTTCCAGGTCAAAAGCTGCATTTTCGGTGTTAATTTTAAGTTTTAACATAGCAATAAGAGTGAAAGAGGAGCCGAAGCTCCTCGTTGTTTACATGAAAGTAGAAATTTTAGTTGGAGTAAAATGGATGTCTCTCTCGATTTTTAAGCCGAAAGGTCGAGTAATGGATTCTAACTCATGTATTGAGAAGTATCCAAGCTCTTTTTCTAATCCATCAACTAAGCCGAAACAAAGTTTTTCCTTTGGATCGTATTCTGTTACATACCATGTCCAACTACTACTTGGGTCGAAGAACTTGGCGTATGCTGTAGCTTCGTATCCTTTGCCGTCTTGGGCATAAAGAGAAGGGAGCTTTTTTTCAAGCTCTTTAGTAATTAATTTCATGGTCTTGTTTCCTCCCAATTTATTGTGGAGTAGTCGGTCATAGCGTCCCTTTGATGGGCTCCCCATGTACCAAGTAACAAGAGAATTACTGACATAAAGGCTAAGTAGCCAATAGTAAATTTCATAGCTTTAAGAAATAAGAGAGGGGTTTTACTCCCTCGTGGTTAGTGGTAGAGCTCTCTTAAGAGAATCTCGTAGGCTTTTTTACGAATGTGAGGGTCGAGGGGATTCTCCTTGTGGAGTTCCTCCTCGATCTCTTCGAGCCGTGTCTCCTTGTAGGAGTCAAAGATCAAATTGCTCATTGGCTTCGTATTGTGCTTGGTCGTAGTAGTCTTGAGCTTTTGTCTCTAGCTCTTCTTCGAGAGCTTCGAGGGCTTGCCAATCCTTTGGATCAATGCCACGAGCGGTGGCCTCGTCATCAACGTAGGCTTCCCACTCTGAGCCGTAGCACTTGGGACGATTGTAGACGATAGTCATTTAACCGCCCTCAACTTGTCACGTATCTCTTTTTGTTCTTCCTCTCCTAAGTCCTTAACAAGCAATGTAATGTACCAAGAGGTCATTTTTTTGATCATTGGCTTATCAGAGAAGAGGACTTGCACCTTGCGAAAGAATCCACACATCATGTCGATTTCTTCAAAGGTCAAAGAGACGTGTCTAATATGTCGAGTTCTCGGAAAGAACTCGTCTAATTTCTTAGAGTCCATAGCGGAAAAATTAATTAAGTTTTCGAGGTGCGTAAGCTTGGTTTCCCTTGCCTACTCTTCTATTATACCAGATACTAGTATATATACAAGAGTAGTTTATACAATAGCGTGTATCATTTGTTACTAGGGGGTGTAGTTGCAGTAAAAAATTATTCTAACCCTGGGGTGAGGAACCTGCTGATACAACACAGAATAAGTTGCTGTTATGATAATAGAGGTTATTATTTTTGTATGGCAGTAGCAGAACCATTAAGTTTACGTTGGGCACAAGGGGAGGTGTTTAGTGCGAAAGAGAGATTTAGGGTATTAGTAGCTGGTAGAAGATTTGGTAAAAGTTATTTAAGCTGTGTTGAATTATTGAAGGGTGCTATTGCAAAGCCTGGTGAAACATATTTTTACTGTGCACCTACCTATCGAATGGCGAAGGACATAGCATGGAAAACATTAAAGAAGTTAGTACCGAAGCAGTGGATTAAGTCGAAAAATGAAACAGATTTAAAAATTGAATTAGTAAATGAATCAACTATTGAGTTAAAGGGAACTGAAAACGCCATGGCATTGAGAGGTCGTAGTTTAAGTGGCGTAGTTTTAGACGAAGCTGCATTTATGGACAGAGAAGTATGGTCTGAAGTAATAAGGCCTGCATTAGCTGATAAACAAGGTTGGGCATTATTCATCTCTACACCTGATGGAACGGCAAGTTGGTTTTACGATTTATGGTGTTATGTCCCCGAAGATGAAAGTGGAGATTGGAAAAGGTGGAGTTTTACTACGATAGAGGGGGGTAATGTTCCAAAAGAAGAAGTTGAAGCGGCCAGGGGTCAGCTAGACAATCGTACATTTCGACAGGAATTTGAAGCGAGCTTTGAAAATCTTACGGGATTGGTGGCAATTAGCTTTGATGACGACAATATTTCATCCGAAGTGCAAGATTTACATATGTTACCGTTATATATGGGGGTGGATTTCAACGTAGACC